CGTAGGTACTAAAGGAATATTTGCCAAAAATGCGAAGATAAACTATACTGTAAAAGATATAAATTCAAATCATTCTGGAGGATTAGCATCAAAACTTATAGTTGCTCTTAATGAATTACCCAAGGCAAATATAAAAGGTGTTTTACAGGGTGATATGATGTACACGGACGATGATTTAAAAACTGAAACTATTGATGGTGAATCTTATATAACTTTTCAACCAAATACAATTGTTTATGCTATACCAAAAAAATCTAAATTGGCAGCCAAAATAAAGTCCTCTACAATGGGAGTCGTATGGCACACTACTTATAGTGGTGATACGATGGAGGGCATGGCCGCCTCTTTTGGTGTAAGTTCAGGAGCATTCAGAGAAACTAGTTCAATATGGCAAGCAGATGCTAAATTTCAAGATACATCTGGAAGTGCTACTATGACAAAGAAAGAAACTGCAGATGTTACTAAAATATTAAGTGATGCTGGAAGGTTATTTAAAACAATAAATTCTAATATCTTGGGAATGATTGCAGATGATTCTCAAATAGGTGAATTAGTAAAGGTATATACTAATAGGATGGTACGACAAGGACAAAAAATAACAAATGTAAGAAAACACACTGCAGGATTAATTGCATTTGTATATGACAAGTTGAAAGCGGAGATTGATAAAGTAAAAAGAGAGGAATCTAAGAAAAAGAAAAAAGAGATGATGGATAAATATGTAGGATTCCTTAGGAAAAATTCAAGTGAAATTGTTAAAATATTTGAGATGCAAAATTTACTCATTGACGCAAAATTAATAATTATTCGTAAGCTGGAGAAAGTAAAATCTATAAAGACATTGATGAAGACATCTACAGGGTTTAGAGTAACTGCACCAGAAGGATTTGTTGCTATAGACACTCTCAAGGGAGGTGCGGTCAAATTGGTTGACCGGCTAGAGTTTTCAATGCAGAACTTTAATGCAGCAAAGAATTGGGATAAGTAAATGAAAAAATTTAAAGAAACTAATGAAACATTATATGAGAGATCAGGTCAAGAAAAATTGGCTCTTGATTTAGCACTTCTTGATGAAGCTAAGGGTGATATATGTAGTATTCCATTAGAGAAGTTACGGTCAAAAGTATTACGTACTCGACACAAAAAAATGTGTGGCTCAAAACCAAAGAAAAAAGAAAAAAAGAGTATGTGGTCAAAGGCGGCACATAAAGCGGCCGGAGGACACAAATTACATAATAGTGTTGAAGAAGGAACAGATGACAATTTAGTAGTACTAATACGAGATATTACTTCTAAAATGATTGGTGCTATTAAAAAGAATGATCAAAGAAAGTTACAGGGTCTCTATAAAAATTTGGGAAAGGTTATCAAATGAAAAGTTTTAAAAATTATCATGAAGGGTGGTTTTCTAAAAAAGAACCAGAAGATGAAGAGGAACAAGAATTACAAGACCTTGGTATGAAATCGTCCGGTAGAGGAAGTTGGTCTAAAAGAGATCAAGAACGATATAATGATCTCTGGATGAAGATGCACAAAAAAGGAAAAACACCAACAATGTCACCGCCTAGTGTACATGGCGATGATTCTTGGGCTACTAAAACAACCAAGTTACATAAAAAACTTAGGTTAACTAGAAAAGATCATCCAAGTGTACTTTCATGAAATCTTTTGTACAACATTTAAAAGAATTTGCTATAAATAGCACATCAGACATTGTGTTTGAAGTTGGAAGTCAGGGACAAGGCTCCTCAGCTTTAAAGATTCCTATATCTCCGTCCATGTTCAAAAGGATATGGCCAGATACGATTCGTGCGACAGTATTTCATTCAACAGATGCAGAAAATGTAGCCGGATTAAAAAGACTTGAGGGAGGAAAGAAATCCATCTCAGGATTTTTTTCTATGATGGCAAGTGAAATGGAAGGTGGTATTGCAACAGATGGTGGTGTTGTTGTAGAAATGGAAGCTGATATACTTGTATCTTCTAAAGATGATATAATGAGTCAAGTAGATAAAGCAGGCAGAAGGTGGGTTGAAATGTCTTGGTTTGAATTTGCATTAGGTAGAAATGTTCCAGCTGGATACAATAAAATAGAAAGAGGTCTTAACGTATTAATAAGAGAACTTGTATTAAAATATTTAGAACCAATAATGGGAAATAAAGCACGAACTGAACCCGAATTTTATCTTTGGGGTAATATGAAAAGACATCTAAAAGATAGCAAAAAATTAAGTTTAGTAATAAAAGATTATTTTGATGGTGTAGAGAAGGTACTTAAAAGCAATAAGAAAGTAATGGGTGAAATATTTTATAGTTATGCAAAAAAAAGAATGAATGATGGTGCTTGGGATGAACAAGTAGTCAATAATATTAAGGTTAAAAAAATTCATGTTCTAAAAGATATATTTGACGATGATAACAAAGAAGCTTTGGAAGATATATCATCAGCCTACCCTAAACCAGATATGTTGAAGTCGTGGGATTCTTTTAAGGATGTAGAAACCTATACAAAAAAAGTGGCCAAGACGGAATTAAGTAAATGAAATCATTTAAAGGATATCTAACCGAAGCTAGAGGAACGAGTCTATCTGGTTTGTTATTTCTTCCAAGAATTGGTTACTATGATCAACTGATGATTCCTATATCTTCATCAATGTTCAAAAGGATATGGCCAGACACACTCAGAGCAACGGTATTTCATACAACGGATGGAAAGGGTATTAAATCAATATCAAGAATGGAAGGAAAGAAAAAACAAATATCTGCTTTTTTTGAAATGCAATCTCGTTATATGGATATTGGTGTTGCAACTCAGGGTGGTGTTCATTCAGTATTAGAGATGGATGCTGATGTTCTATTGTCTGCTTCGGGTGATGTGATGAGTCATTTAGACCAAAAAGGTAGAAGGTGGACATCTATAAGTGACCTTAAAGAAACTTCTAGGTTTGTGAAGTTTGGTGCAGTAGAGAAAGACCTTGAGAAAATGTTTGACCCTCTGGTTAAGAAATATCTCAAAAAGGGTGAATTTCAAGAGAACGCAACAGTATGGGAACTTTGGAGAATGGCCGAGAGAAAAGTTGACAAAAAAACAATGAGTCTGATAATAAAAGATTACATAGATGGAATGGAAAAGGTTATCAAGAAAAACATTGATACATTCAGTAGTGCTATGTTGAGTTACGCAAAGAAACGAACAACTGATTTATCGTGGGATGAACAAATAGTCAATAACTTTAAGGTTAAGACGGCACACTTTTTTAAACTAAAACTACTAAGAGGTGAGAATTCTTTGTCACCAGAACAAGAAGAATTGATAGAGTTTGCTGAGTCTAAGGGATGGAAAACAAAAATGTGGGATGCACCTATAGAGTTAGAAGCATACACACGACAAGTTGCTAAAAAGGAATTAGGAAAATGAAATCATTTACACAACATTTAAAAGAAGCGAAGAAGTGGGATGGTGATGAAATGCCAAAACCACCCAAGGATATTACCAAATATTCTGCGGGTGATCTATCAAAGAATTCAACAGGGTCTTCAAAGTATGTTTATTCAACATTTCTTTATATGGATGATACTTATTCAGGAGTAAATTCAGGAAACATAAAGGGTCCAGATGGCCGAATTCATGATGAACATCAAAAACCTACAGCGGTGTATATGACTGTTATTGGCCCAGATCCGGGCGGTTTCTTATATCCTAAAGGTGCTTATTATGTTGGACATGATAGAGTAAATGCTGTAGGAGATGTTGTTATGGGATGGGCAGGAACTGCAAGATTAGTAACTTATGATAAAAAAGAAGCAATACAATATATTAAGAAATTTGGTAAAGCAAGTATTCAAAAGAAAGTAATTGATAAAGGTTCAAAGGGTTGGAATGCATGGCCACCAACTTATGATTTAACAGGAGATTTTAAAGGTCAAGGTAAGGGTAGTAAAATTACAAAAATTAATAGTTTAGATCAGGCGAAATAATGAAAACAGCAGTATTTGCATTTGGGAGATTCAATCCTCCTACTATTGGACACGAAAAATTGATAGATGCAGTAATTGCTGTTAATCAACGTGAGGGTGGAACCGCCTTTATTTATGGTAGTCATACACAGGATCCAAGAAAGAATCCTCTTACTCATAAACAAAAGTTTAAGTATTTGAATGAGATGTTTTCAAGTAAAAAGAAGATTTTTCAAAGTAGATCAAAAACAAAGAACCCACTTGAGGTGGCATCTGAATTAAGTGGAAAATACAATAAATTGATAATGATAGCGGGTAGTGATAGAGTTTCAGAGTTTAAATCTTTACTAAATACTTACAATGGGAAAAAAGGCGGACACGGATCATATGAATTTGAAGAAATAGAAGTAAAAAGTGCAGGCGAACGTGATCCAGACGCAGATGGTGCATCTGGAATGTCAGCATCTAAGATGAGAAAAGCTGCAACTCAAGGAGATTTTGATACATTTCAAAAGGGTGTATCAAATCAATTAAATACAAAAGATAAAAAAGATATGATGAATGAAGTTAGAAAAGGTTTAAAATTAGACACGATTCGTGAAGCAATGAAGCGTCGAAGAGGGGTACAAAAGCCACTTGAAGTCGAAAATATCGACCACAAACTTGCAAAAGAGTTATCATGGCAAGGTTATGATACTGTAAGTCTATCTACATGTGATGAAGCATTTGATTTATTCGATGAAATTGTCAATAGTGTTGGTGAAGCTTCTTTTTCTAAACCTGAATTAGCATATCTTAAAGAATCATTAATTTTAGTTGATAACTGTCTTACTATTACACAAATACCAGAAGAAAGATTAGAAGACGGAGATGTACAAAATTATATTCAATATTCTGGTAAAGCAATAAAATTATTGGAGCATGTTGGAAAAAGAGTAGGTATACCATTTAACTATTCATTTTTAAATGTACTTCAAGTTAGTATGGCCAATGACACCATACCTAAAAAATCATTTACAAAATTTTCAGGAGAAATGTATGGCGTCCGATAGCCTATTAAATGTAATTCAGGGCCTTGTTAAGAGAGAGGATCGAATTTCAAAAAAAGAAGATAAAATAGCTAAAGAAAAGTTTAAAGCTGAACAAGAACCGGATGAGGACGAGGATGAAGATGAAGCTCCTGTAGGTGATCCAGTTGCGCCAGAAACCGAACCAGATCCTGAATCAGAAGCAGATCCTGAAGGAGAAGAAGAACCCGAAGCGGAGCCTGAAGCAGATCC